CCATACAAAAAATTAGGTGGAGTTTCAATCCATGATTCAAAAATTATGGGGGGAATGGAAAAGTTTGGCAAAATGCTTTTCGAGAATATTGAAGGCATTATACCGGTGGAATTTACTGAAGAAGACCAAAGAAAAAGACTTGTAACAGAAAAGATTATCCGTGCTGTTAAGCAGAATAACGCTGATATGGTTTTGAATAACTATGATAATAGAACATTAACAGACAATTTACAGAAACACCTATCAATACCGGTTGCTTGGATATGCCACAATCTTGGCACATCAATATCAAAAGTAGCGCTTGTTCAAATCATGCCAGACTTTGTTGCAAACGGCGGTTCTATTTTTATGGTAACCCGATACCAACACAAGACGTGGTCAAATCTGTCACGAAGGATAAATGGAGCCGATATTGATATCACTGTCTCTGGTTATATTAACTCCTCTTGCTGTACTGGTTCCGAAATATTGTCTAAAAGTAAAGATCACGACATTATTGTAGTGTCAAGATATGACAAAGGAAAGGATCCGTTTAGTGTAAACTGGAAAATAGACAAGATCAAGAAAAAACAGGGATCCAGCCAATGAATTCCACAATTATCACGTCTAAGTATAGAATTGAAAAGAATAAAGAATATATGGAAAAGAATGCTCATTGGGAGACAGAACCTGAGTATAAAATTCTATGGAACTTAGATCATTCTGATGTGTTAGACAATATTGCTAAATCTAAAGTTTTAGTTTCTACATTGCCTGAAGAATCGTTTGGTATTACGACACTCGAAGCATTGTCTCATGGCGTTCCTGTTATTTTATTCTGTAAGCCAGATTTGACACATGCTTCATGCGAGATTCCTGCAAATGAAGAACATATTATCAGACTCAGAAAATCGTGTTCCCCAGCAGAATTTCTGGAAGCATATAACAGATTATCTAATTATTCTGATGAAAAAAGGCAAGAAATATATGATCAGACTCAAGCAAAACACGCTAAAAAGGTGTGGATCGAGTCAGTGAAGAATATTATTGATGTGACAATGTCTAATTACAAAAAGCCACAAAAAGTAGTTGCAATTGATACACTGGACAGCTTTTTCTAATGTAATATCTATATGATGAATAAATTTACAAAAGGTACAAATATGTTAACACCACAACAGATTACAGATTATAAGCAAAAATGGATGAGCAATCATCCATTTGCCGTCGAACTACATAGCGATTATCGGTCACTTGCAAGTGATTGGTGTAAAGGGTTGCTAATGAAGCAGCAATATGTTCTTAAGAAATACACCGATGTGTATGAGGATACCTGGTTTTTTGAAACCGAAAAAGATGCTAACGATTTTACCAGATGTATTAAACGATTTTCCGAATCTTTTGCAGAATCTGGTGTGCCTGGTCCATAAAGTTTTTAGAATTTTAATGTAAGTAGTACACACTGCCATCACGGCTAACGCACTGCTCTCACTGACAATCAATTTTAGCAATAGTCTATAGTTACCTATATCCCATAAATTTAATGACGCCAGAGGGTGCTAAAGCCTTCTGGGTTTTCTACAGCATTAAGTTTGGTTATAAAAGATTCAATCTATATAATAAAATGTTATAATAGGATGGTTGACATTTTCTTTCATTTGATTTATAATGGTACTGTAAATTGATAAAACCACTGAGGAAAAGAATTGTTATGATACTGAGGAGAGTGTATAATGTCAAAGTATAATGTTCAACTTGTGTTTAACGAAGACGATTCGTTATGGTATGCATCGTTTAAGTCTTTCTCAACAGACAACTGGTGGTACCTCAGCAAGGACAAGTGTGATGCTATACTGTTATCAAGAGTGACCCGAGAGATTGAAAGTAACGGGTGGGAGATAGAGTCTGTTTCATATGATAGTGAGGAGACTGTGTAATGAAAAAGCGGAATATTCAACTTGTGTTTCAGGAAGACGATTCATTGTGGTTTGCATCATACAGCACTTTCGAAAGTCTGCCTTTCGTAAGGGATAAACGGAAAAATTACACTGGTGGTACCTCAGCAAGGACAAGTGTGATGTTGCACTGCTAGAAAGAGTGACCGGAGAGATTGAAAGTAACGGGTGGGAGATAGAGTCTGTTTCATATGATAGTAAGGAGAGAGTGAATTATGATCGTTCGTTTACCTGAATACAAAGGCGCCAGATGTGACATAACCGGAGCTCCAATGGAGCGACCAATGGGACACTTTGCACGTGGTGCGACTGGTCGTATGCATATTTGGGCTTTGCGTGAGAATGCAATCAAACACGCAATGATTGAAGATGAAATGAAAGAAACAGGAGTATTATGATGTTAAAGCGTTATGAATTATTATTTCCGGTAGTACAAGCGGTGAAATTTTTTGGTGGTAAAGCTACCACTAATCAGATTAGAGATTATCTTTTTGAACATTATCCGGATCAAGATGGGTATGAATTTCGTTGGGCCCAACAAGAGTTGAGAAAAGAAAAGTACAATCCATTTTTGGTTTCGCCAAAGAAAAGGGGTGGGGAGTGGAGTCTTGTTTATGTCTAATTTAATTTAAAAACTTGAGAAACGGGAGTATTAGTATGAGTAAAATAATGATTCAAATGGAAGACGAACAGATCGATGCCATCGTTGTTCAAGAAATAAAGAATTGTATCAAAGGATTCGAACGTGATCTTGAATTTCGAACAGAGGGTAAAGGTCTTGCTATCTTCGATAACGATCCTGTGGTGGATGAAATGTGTGTTGAACTGATTGGTATAGAAGAGGGAGAGGCAGCATAGATGATAATTAAGTCTAATAAGCACTGGAACAATTTTGTCTATGGTTATGAATTGACCGAGAAGGAGAAGAGTGACTTCGACTACATCGAGGATATAGATAGTCATGATTTTATCCGATATCGAGGCGGAGTTATTGATCCTAGTGAATTGCTGCGAGTTCCAGAAGTTCAGCTGGATAACCCCCTGAATGACTGGCAAGGATACAGTTCAGACAGCTACTTCTCTGGCATTGTTGTAAATTACTCCACAGACGGTGAACAATATCAGATAGGAACTTACATATCATAGCCTATTACAAGAAAATAATCAAAAAAAGTGTTGACATTTACTTTAAAATGGATTATAATAGTCTAGTAAATTGATAAAACCACTGAGGAAAAACATGTTAGATTTTGACAGAAAAACCAATTAGTCGTTGAAGGACAAAACCTGGCAGAAATAATCAATCGTGCTCGTTTTGAGGACGTGATTCCTTCTGCTGACTTCACTGTTCGACTCTGTGAAATACTGGACATCTTGGCTGATAATATGGAGACTGTGTAATGACTATTAAACTCGACATGCTTGCTGCTACTCTTTCTACTGCTCGTAACGAAGCTGGTACTGCAACTTACCAACACATCCGTGAGTACGGAGAAAATCCTATGGGTTGTGGATTTGCTTGGGTTAAAGTGAAAGGTGTACGTGGTAAAGTGCTCAACACTCTAAAACAGTTCGGTTTTAAGAAAGGCTATGATGGTCCTGGATTTACTCTTTGGAATCCTTCTCAAAGCTTCACTCAAGACATGGATGCCAAGCTGGTAGGTGCTGAAGTATACGCCGAAATGCTGCGCAAAATTGGTCTTGATGCTGAAGCTCAGTGCCGACTTGATTAGAAATGGTTGGACTGAGGGGTATATTAAATGAATATTTTTGTGCTGAGTGAGTGCCCAATAAAAGCGGCAACATATCTTTGTGACAAGCACGTTCCTAAGATGATTGTCGAGTCTGCACAAATGCTATCAACTGTACACCGTATGCTCGACGGAACTCCTGAAAAACGGCCAAGCAAATCTGGCAAGACGACGCAAACTTATTACAGCTTCGGAGATGAACGCGATGAATTGTACTATTTGGCAGTTCATAAGTTTCATCCTTGTACTACATGGACAAAAGAAAGTAAAGCCAATTATGAATGGCACTACGAGCACTTTAAGGCAATGGCCGAAGAGTATCAATTTCGTAGAAATAAAATACACGCAACATATCAAAAGCTTGGAAACTTGTTAGCCAAGCCTCCTCAAAATATACCGAATATTGGTCTCACTGAGTTTGCTCAGGCTATGAGCCATTATCCAGACTGTAAAGTTCCAGGTGACGCAGTTACTGCTTACCGAAAATACTACCATGCAGCAAAACCATTTGCAAAATGGGAGTGGAAAAGACCAGCACCCAGTTGGTGGCGCGGGTTTGAAGGATATGACGGATCTCATCCAGATTGGTTTAACCCATCTAAGACCGTTTTATTATAAAATACTATACAGTAATTAGGAGAAAGACATGAGAACACAAGCTATGCGAATTTCTAAAAGAGATGCTCGCCGTTATGTTGAAGGGTTAACACGAGCATCATGGCGCACACTAAGTATCCGTGCTAATAAAAATTTATATAGTGTGAAAAACTAAGGAAACCGACATGTCTAGGACTATTGCGCAACAACTTTTTTTCTGATGCAAAACGCGGTGTTATTAGTAAAACTGATTTATTGCGAGCGTGTCTGCAAAAACTCGAAAGCATTTCTGAAGAGGAATTATATCGCCTTGCTATCAACGAAGGCTTTATTCATACGACTCAAAAAGACTTAAAGGAAGATACCTTTGATACAGAATTAAAAAAGTTAGATGCGACGCAAAGAATTATTGAAAAAGTTCTAAGCCGACATGGAGAATAAAATATGGTAGATTGGATGTTCTGGGTAACTGCTGTCGTTTTTACCGCTGTTGGCTTCGTTATTAGTGCTGAAGTAAATAAAAAGGCTATTATTAATATTACCATTGATACTCTAATTAAAGAAGGCTATATAAAAACTCGTGGCTCTGGTAAAGATAAAGAACTGGTTAAATACGACGAATGATTACAGACTTTACATTATTTCACGTGACTTTTGTTCACCCGCAAACTTGTGATTTGATTTACAAAGGTATTATGCGATATAGAGACGCAAGGAAATTTGTTGAAGAAAAAGAACTACAAGGTATTGCAACCTGCATTGAAATTCTAAAAAAAGGAGCCCGAAGGCTCCTTGAAAGTTGGTGGTTAAAACCACTCTTTTTATATTTGTTCTTAGAACAAATTTGTAACTCGTACTTTACGATAGTACTTGTTAACACCTGCATCGAGTCTACCAAGAGCTGCTGAATTACCAGAAGCAACTTGACCTTCAGCGAATGGGTTAGCAACCATACCATAACGAGTCTTGAACCCGATTTTTGGCTGGAAGCTGTTCTCACCAACCGCACGTACCATTTGTAGAGGAACGTATGGGCAGTAGAACAATCCTGCGTCAAACGCAGAAGTACCTTTGTAACCAACAACCATGTAGTTACCGCCTGCGAATGGATCAACATAAACGCGGAAGCGACCGTTAAGAACACCGGCAAAAGTATTACCTGTATCATCAACTGAAAGCGCGTTACCATTAAGAGCAGGAGCGTAATCAAGAACACCGGCCATCTGTAATGCTGAAGCAACGTCAGAAGAACAGATAACGATGTTACCTTTACCACGACGTGTTCCTTTCGCAATCGCGTTGGCTTCTTGTTCGATTTGGAACATCAAACCTTTGAACTTCTCAACTGACCAACGACCGTTGGCATCAACGTCAAGATCGAATACACCAGGAGACGCAGTGTTTGTAGCACCAACTTCAGAAGTTAGATAAATTGTACGAACAACTTCACGGTTGATTTCAGTTAAGATCTCTGACTGAAGAATGTTAGCCAACTCAGACTCTGCATCAAGACCGTGTACTGCACGTAGATCCTGAGCAAGCTCAGTTGTGTATTCAGCTTTCAGAGCGCGTGTCTTAGCAGAAACGGTTACTTTCTCAATGGAGAATGCCATTTCAGCGTAGCTTGTACCACCGCCATCACCGAGTGCTTCAGCAGCAGAAGTATTCATACCTGTGCCAGTTGAAAACAATGATGTGTTAGCAGCATCAGATACAGGGAATGAACCTGTATGTGTACCAGTACCAGCAAAATCAGTATCAGCTTCGTTGTAGAAAGCTTCTGCGCCGGCCTGTGAAGTATAACGTGAACGCATTGCGAAAATAAGTCCTGTAGGACCAGTCATTGGCTGAACGCCGCAGATATCATATGCAATCAAGTTAGGAACTGCACGACGTACTAAAGAAATAAGTACAGGATCGTAACCAGCAGTTGGGCCTGCTGCAGTAGACAAGCCGCTGAAACCGTTTGTGCCGGCATCGTTAGCTGGTGCTTCTGACAGAAGGGATGTCATGTTAGCAGAAAGATCGCCAGTTTCTTGCAGAGCGCGCTCTGTGTTCTCAAGAATAGTAGCAGTTACTGCCTTTTTGTGTGCATCAGTAATAGGTGAAAAAGATTCGTGCTCTAGGATTGGCGCCCACTTTTCCACAAGTCTTTGATAGTTATTCATTATTGTCTATCTCCTTGTTTTAATTAAAATAAAAACTATTTATAAAAACCAATTTTTAATTAATTATTCTTTTTTCTTGTGTTGAATGCCTCGACAAGAGCGTTAATAGAAGAGTAATCAGAAGCTGGTTTATTTACTTCCTGTTCTTCTAGAATAATTTCGTCTTCTTCAGTGTACTCTGTCTTTGAAGCAAGTACTTTACCGTCTCCAAAGAAAGATTCTTTAATGACATTAAGATTGTCGGTATAATCTTCTAAATCATTCGTGTCAAGCTTTTCTGAAAGAATTCTGAATCTTTCTTTTTGGTTATCAGAAAGACCTTCAGTCATTTCTTCAAAAACTTTATCTGCATACATTGCAGAAATTTGTCTTTGCAATTCAATGTTTTCGCTAACAACATCGTTTGCATTTTCTTCAAGATCGTAGATTCGTTGCTCTAAACCAGAAACAACATCAAGAGTTTCTTCTTCAACTTCAATGTTGTGTTCACTGAATAGATCCTTGAGACCGTTCATTAGAGATTCTGCCATTTCGACCTTAATACCGGCTTCAACAGCAATGGCATTTTCTTCCATCCATTCTCCAACAACATAGTCCAAATACATGTCTACGTTTTCGACAATTTCTGTCATTCTTGTTTCAACTGCTTCAGAAAGCTCTTTTTCAAGTGTTTGTTCAAGCTCTTCCCTTAAAGATTCAGTTTTAGCAAAAACTTCCTCGTTAACAGCTGCTTCAAAAACAAGAGTCATTCTGCCTTTAAATTCTTCAGAAAGATCCATGCCTTCGAAAATATCGGCAATAGAAGATTCAATAACTACTTCTTCTTCTGTTTCTACATCTTCAGCTGTCGGAACGGGCTTAGGTGTACCGCTTTGTCCTGGAGTTTTAGTTGTAGCTCCTTTTGGCTCTTCCTTTTTCTTTCCTTTTTTAGCCGTATCTTCGCCGCCTTCTGGTGTTACTGGACCAGGAACAGATGAAATACCGTCGTCAGCAACGAATGCTTTTTTATCGTCTGCCATAATTATATCTCCTTTAATTGTTTTGATACTAACTTTATTCTTAACTGTAAAAACTATTTATTAAATTAAAAATTTAACTTCTCAAAGAACGAACAAACGTTTTAAACATTCTTGCCGCCGTTTCTTCATCAATCCTGCGTACTACACGATTAATCTTTTTTTCAACTTCTTCTACAATCTCTTCGATAACTTCTGTTGCTCTCCAAGATCCTGAAGCAATGTCGTAATAATATTCTCGATTTTCCATGATACCATTTACAAAAGCATTAGGAGCAGAAGGATCAGTTACAATGTCAACAGTTGATAGATGAAAATCATTCTGTACTTCCATTATACCATTTCTTTCTTTAACTGAACCTAAACCTCTAGTTGAAACACCGATCTTAACACCTTCGTCAAGTAATGATTTTACAATTTCGCCCATAGGTGTTCCAAGGATCTTTGCCTTTCCGTAAAAATCATTACCTTCACGTTTCATACTTGTAATGAGGTGAGAAACGCGATCACCATTAATTGTTGGACCATCAGGGTGGCCAAGCTCGCCTAAAGCTCTCTTAGGCTCGATGAATTCTTTTTGATAGCGAGTCATTTCCTTTTCAAGAGTTTGACTTGGGTAAATACGGCCATTGCGATTTTTAACATCGCCTTGCATAAAGATACCTTCAAT